CGGGCGTAAGCCCAGAATCCGCAGCCAACTATTGGCCGATGTGGATTCGGTTGTTAAATCAACCGACGCGCATCACCTTTGCAAGGTGACGCGGCTCACGCGTTTCGCGTAAGTCCCTGCCACAATTACTTTGTGGTCGAATACCCCCAAATCATGGGGGAATCCATCCGTGAACTCCGTATAGTCCACGTGGAGCATCGCTCCGGGATCAGGAATATATTCCTGATCTACAGGTATCGCCGTAGCGATATCTATGGGTAGGCGATATGTGTCATCTACCCGTCCAGTTAGATAAATAACTGGATCTAAAGCCAACACGTAGTGTGGCTTTAAGGTTCTGCCTTCACAGGCATACCTCACCTTGTGACATAACTTTATGTCACGGGTGACAATCCCAATAATCTCTTTGGGTTCGTCTGGAATCATATGGATGATATATGAATCCGACTCAAGTACTAAATTGAGTCTCTGCACTACTCTCGGTGGTAGTGCTGTGCCTTCCTGTATCATGCTCAGGACGGCCGGGAAGGACATCTCTTCAAAAGATATTTCCCTCTCTGCCCAGTCGTTGAATAAATCACGACTGGAGGGGTAAGGTTCTACGACCTTACTCCACCCCAGGTTCATGGGATCCATGCCTGGAATTTTCGACTTGTAAACAAAATACGTGTCGATATCCTGGAAAGAAAATCCAGGATTCCTCCACTTTTCTATGAAGTGTCGGTATTCGATTTGGGGCTCGCTTTGGCCACCATCGAATCTCCTGTCTATTGAAAAGACAGGCTCTGCGGGGGTTCTCCCCTGCAGTAGGTCTTTGTAGTATAGACCTCTAGCAAGCCTAAAAAAGGTCTGCTGTGGTTTCTCGATTTCGCGAAACCGCATGGAGCGAAGCATTATCTTCGCTTCTTCAGTCCTTGGCTCAAGAACTGCCTCAGGGGGTAATAACTCCTTGAGACCCTCCAGTTTTGGAAGGTACAGGTGGTGCTTATGCACTACCTTGTCAAGCCTGTCTGATCTGACAAACTTGTGACTGAACATATTGTTCAGGAGCGAGACCATTCTAAACTTGGTCTCGCGGGGGTTATGGGTCTTATCATCCACAACCCTCTTGAGGAATTCCGGCGAATGCGGGAATCCTCCGTCACCACCCATCTCTAGGGGAGTGAACGGGCAGAGAGTGTCTCTGTCCTGCGGTACCAAAATATGTTGGTACAGCGATGCCATGGCAAAGTGAAGCCTGGCATCTTGGTTAACCTGGTTAACCCATCGCGACTCCTTGCCTAGGAGGGCGAATCTGCCTTGATTTGTGGCAGAGTACGCATCTGTCTCCAGTTGCGTTGGGATCAGAAGTCTGATCCTTGGGTAGTCTAAATATAATAGCTCCTTGCCCCGTCTCATGCGGACGTGGTTGGTATCATGCGCATATTGCGGCAAAATGGTACCTTCCTCGCAATAAAATGCGAAGTGTTCAGAGATGTATGTGTCATCCTCTGAGATCTTAAAAAATTTTTCAAGATTAAGCAAATGATTACTCAATTGCTTGTGATGAGAGCTCAAAGCTATCTCGTCATCCCCCACTAATGTGTAGGTGGATAGCAGACTTAGTCTGCAACAGTAGTCATGGACTACAGTCAACATGAATTTTGTCATCATGTCGCCCATTAGCCAAGATCTCTTGGCTGTGACAAGACCAAATCCTTGGCCCTGTGGCACAAAGCAGTAACGCTTTGAGCAGTACAGTGTTTTCATAAGCACTGATAGACCCCTAGGCATGCCTGGGGTTAGTCTTATCATGTAATGTAAGACTTCTCTGGCTACATCTTTGTTACCAAAGTCAGTTGCCTCCGACAAGTCTGTCGAGAGGGCATACACATTACCTTCCTGTAGTGTGTCCCAATTCTCATTTTGAGGATTGAGGGTCTGTTGGAGAAATCTCCACAGATGGCGGTCTGCGCGCAGACCGGACTGCACTCCCTTTGATTTAAGGGTTGCTTGGTATACATGTGCAAAAATGCCCATGAGAACCTGGTACGCATATGGTGCGACCGTTATCGTCCTAGCCTTTCCAGGCTCCGCGACGACATGCACACGTACACAACGTACGTATGCAGGATGGTGCAAAATATTATGCACCGCCCAATTCAAAACATCTTCTGATGTTCGAACAGGGGCCGGAGTAATATACTCCGGCTCCAAGGTCTCGAAATTGTATCGAGCCTTTAGCGACTTGCTTCTTGCAAGCTGCTGGAGAAACGTGGTCTTCCCACCTTTCGCGCGCGTCTTTTCCAAACACGCGGTAGTCCCAACTGATAGGACTGCCTTCGAGGGATCAGCGTCCCTCGCTCCGCCCAGCGTTTCAATCAAAATCGCCGGGTCCATCTGCACCTTCTCTGAAGGTGTAGACACCGTTGAGATAAATTTCTCAATGGAGGTTCGCAGCATTTTATTATCTGCGAGCCCTGTAGCCCTGGTCTGAGTCCAGAGCAACACGTACCTACCGAAGTCGGTAGGTCCGTCAAAATCCTGTTTCTTTTGACAGGATCTCAAGTAAGGCAACATTGTTGCCTTACACGGGACATCATCAATGTGTCCCTTGAGGGCGAATGCCTTGCGCATCGCCTTCTTGAGGGATTTAAAATCCCTCTGAAACAGTGCATAATTATTTGCACAGTTTTCTAACGCCCAACGCGTTAGATGGTCCACTTCATCGTGGGCCGGTTCCTCTACTGAACTAATCAATAGGGGCAAGACAGTGGCATCGGCTGTATGCCACCACTGCCTGACCCGGCCAAGTTTACCTTGGTCGAGTTCCAATTGCAACTTTGTTGCAAAATGTTTACTCGTACGATAGTACAAGTTTCTCAGAAGTAAGGACTTCTGTTGTCTTGGTCCAAATTGATCCAAGAATGCGGGTGCATTACGCACCCTCAAAACCTTCTCCTGGAAGCCAGGAGAAACACGCCTCTCAAAGATTGAGGCGCAACTGCGAAATTCGCAGTAATAATCCTCCAATTTATGGAGGTACGTGGAACTTGGTTCCACGAGGATTCTGGGCCCCGCCCGTCCCAATGAGGGGAGTGGGGGGGTCCAGCGAGTTGCCATTTTGAATG